ATGCCCTACATCCTGCACATTCCGGGCGAGCCGCCACGCGCGCTGCGGTGGACCGTCCATGACGCCCGCTCCCGATACGGCCAGGGCGTGCTCTGCTATCGCAACAGCAGCGATATCCTCGATGGCGCGACCTTCCGCGCGCTCCGCGACGGGCTGGGCGCGCGCCTCGAGACGGACCACCCGGATCGCGCCCGCAGCGCAATGGGCTTGATGCAGGACGAGAGCCTTGGCTGAGCGGCGGTGTGCCGTTTGCAACGCCATTTTTCGCGCGTCGCCATCAGACAAGACAGTGACGTGCTCCAAGGCCTGCTCGTCGGCCCATCGCAGTCGCAAGCACATCGGCAAGCGCAACATCTGGTCAGACACGAGCCTCGCGCGCGATGCCGCAGCGCGGACCGGCAATCTCACCATAGGCACGCCGGCGGCCAAACGCAGCCCCATCGCCGGTCCCTTTGAGACAAATATCAACGCCAAACATTGGACGGTGATCGCGCCTGATGGCGCCGAGCATCACGTCCGCAACCTGCGGCTCTGGTGCGAGCGGCATGCCGATCTGTTTGCGCCCCATCCTTGGCGCAATGCCTATGCCGGCATGCGTCAGGTCGCAGCATGGCTCGCCGGCAAGCGGCGACGTCAGGTCAGCCAGTGGCGCGGATGGACGCTCAAAGACGCGCCGCGACCAACACGCGAAACGTCCTTAAACTAAAGTTTCCGACCAGAATACCGTTGCCCTAGTTGCACAATTGTTCGCCTAGCGACCAGAATTGGCGGTCACGGGTTGGAGGCGACAATGTCCATCGACGACCTTGAGACGTGCGCACTCAGGCTGAAACAATGCCTAGATTACGCCAAACGCACCGAGTCGAAGGTGCTTGTGTACATCATTCAAATGGCGCTGCTTGAATTGTCGGAAATCCAAAGCACAGAAAGGCCCGCTCGGCATCGCGCCGGGCGGGCCAAGTCCAGGGAGGTGCAGGCGTAACCCGGCCTGCCGCGGGAGCTAGAGAGCTAAGTACATCAGCCCGGCCATCCAGATCGCCACCACGATCCAGCCGCGCGCGGGGATCACGACACGCCGCCTCGCGGATCGACGACGACGAAGCCGGCAAGCGACCTCACATGCAGCCGGGTCTGATAACTCGGAAAATCTTTTCTCAAGACTCCCTCCATGTTAAACGTTGAGGATGGCAACTACTTTTATTGATCGGTCCGGGCTTCGCTTTGGTAAGCTGCTTGTTGTCCAACCTCATGAGGACCGCGGAAAAAACGGCGCGGTTCGTTGGGTCTGCCGATGCGATTGCGGTAGCGAAAAAGTCTATGAAATTGGCAACGCGAAACGCAGCAAGTCTTGCGGCTGCATGTCGGAAGACTTGCGCCGAGCGGGCCTCATGAAGCGATTGGAGGACAAGTACATTCCCGAGCCTAACTCAGGCTGCTGGTTGTGGCTCGGCGGGCTCAGCAAAGAAGATGGCTACGGTACAATCTCCGTAGATGGAGAGAGCCGAAAGGCTCACCGTGTAATGTTCGAATTATCAACCTCCGAGAAAATCCCTTCCGGTTACGAAGTTTGCCACCACTGCGATAATCCGTGCTGCGTCAATCCAGATCACTTGTTTGTCGGAACGCATATCGACAATATGCGCGACAGAGACAAAAAGGGACGCAGGAAGCCGCCAAAAGGAACTTTCAACGGATTTTCAAAGCTCGATGATTCTAAGGTCAGAGCGATCCGTCTAGCGCTGGTAGAAAACAAAAAGACGCAGGGCCAAATTGCCGATGAGTTTGGATGCGATCAATCGACTGTTTCCCTTATCAAGCTCGGGAAGCGTTGGACGCACGTTGCTTAACCATTTGGGTTGACTACGGTAAAGCCAGCCAAACTCCTCACATGCAGTTTGGTGAATCCGTGACCGCTGTTGGCGTCATAGGCCAGCACCTGCCCGCCGCCGAGAACTTGGCGGATCACGAAGACATGACCTCGCCTCGCAGCGACCATCCCAGGAGCCGGCGCAGCCCGCGGGAAGCGCAGCCAGTTGGAGGCGAGCCAAAGAGAACGGATCGGCCGGCCGAACACCTCTACGGCCGCCCCGCAGCCGCAGAAGGCCCGGCGCGGGCAACCGGGCGGATGAGGCAGGATTTGCGCCCCTCGATCGAGAAACGACCGCGCCGTCTCCGGCGGATACATGGGCGAGCCGAATTCGACGTTGCGATAGCGGTCGGCGCGTGCGATGCGCGCCCTGTCCCGCTTGCTGACGGCGGTAGACGGCACCGCGCATGGCATCGTGACGTTGCAGTCCGGATGCAGCCCGGCCGACCAGCTCGGAATCGAAAACAGCAGCGAATAGGCAAACGCGCAGGCAAGCGCCAGCGCGCCGAGAAATACGGCTCGGAGCATGATAGTCCTTTCAGATGGTGGGGATCAGGTGTATTCGCGGTCGATGCCGGCGCCGCCGCGGATGAAGCCTTGCCCGTGACGAAGTTCGCGAATGTCGCGCTCGGCGTTGGTAAGCCGGGTGTCCGTGTTATCGAGGCGCGTTTCAGCGACCGCCATTTTGGTCAGGATGTCGCCCATTTTCTTGATCTCGACCTGGATCGAGGCCACATCGCGCTGCAATCCGGTCACCGTGTTGCGCATGGTGACGAGCACAAGCAGACCGCCGATCAGGATAGAGCCGACCTGCAACAGCGAGCCGAACGAAATGGTCCAATCGATTGTCATTTCGCGCCCCACCCGCAGATAGCCTTGCCGGCCGCATTGTGTTCCTTGATCTGCGCGACGGTTGCCGGCGTATCGGCCTTGGACCAATACACCGGCTTGAACGACTGGCAGGCAACCAGGGCGCTAGTCCCGCCTGAACCCGTCGTCTGACAGGATGCTGTCAGGGTCGCGAGCAAGATCAGCCCGGACAAGCTCACGGGCCGCATTGGCCCGCGCAATGGCATCGTTCGCATCCTGTAGCCCCTTCGCGACGACTGCGGCCGTCCCGGCGTCCATCCATTTCTTGCTGACCGCGTATTCCGCGATCAGCTTCGCGATGGATAGCAGCGCCGAGACGAGCCCGATTATGGTGGCGGCGGTCACGATCAGGCCGTGCGGTTACGGTCCCAAATGAACCACCAGCCGACCGAGCCGAGCGAGAGCAGCGCGCCGACGAGCGTGGTCAGCATGTCCTCGGTCAGATAGCCCTTGCCGACGAGAAGGCCGCCACCAGCATTGAGCAGGATGCGAAGTACCTGCTGGACAGAATCCCAGGTCATAGTCATCTCCATGGATGTGAGGATTTGCGCAGAAGCCGCTGCGCGCGGATCAGTGCAGATAGAGACAGATGCCGATCGCGACGAATGGCCCGATCAGCATCCAGATGATGACGGCGTTAAACAGGAGGGTTTCCATCACTGTCGCGCCAGTTTAAGCGCTTCGGTCACCTTGCCGGAGAACATCAGCCCTTCGGCCTTGCGACGGCGGACGAGGCCGGCCAGTACCTTGCCGCCCGCCCTATTCCATTTCGCGAGTTCGGCCGGCACCGCAGTCTTGTTGCCGGCGTTGAGCTTCTTCCAGAGCGCTGCGCTTGCCGGACCGCCCGTGTTGAACGACCACGACACCAGGGCGTCAAACTCGTGCTGGGCGAGCGGCACCTTTGCCCTCTCCTGTACCCAGCGCTCAAACGTCCCCATGTCGCCGGCCAATGCGGCATCGCATTCTACCTGAGACCAGACAGAATTCCCGTCGAAGCGCGGCAAGTGATGGTTGGTATGGCCCCAGCCGATCGTCAGGACACCGGCGCTGTCACGATAGGGCTTGAAATAGCCCGGCCGGCTCTTGATCGCTGCCATGCAGCTCTCGAAAGCCTTGACCAGATCAAGGCCGGCCGGACTCATCTTTGCAGGCAGCGCGGTTCGCGCCGCGGACGCAGCGTTAGGCATGTCCAAACTCCGTGAAAGCGCCAAAAGTCGAATGCTATGGCGGTCTAGATCGTGTATTCTGCTTGCATGAACCGAGCCGTCAGCCGCCTAACCAGATCGGTCAGCGCATCGCGCTAGGCTGCAGCCGGCGTTGCGCTCGGCTGCGGGGGCGGCAGGGGAGCATGTAAAACACCTCGGACTCGTTAGGAAACTTGACCGGGCCAATCGGCGTTGGCATGGTCTTAGGCGCGCGGACGGCTTGATCACTGGACGCGCAGCAAAGGTGACTTGGGAGGCCCGACCCCTTACTTGCGTCGGGAGTCCCACGGATAAGCTCCTAGAAACGATGCCGATGTCAGGTCGGTATCGAGCAAAGCAGTGGGGTCAGCTTCCCAAGTCGCTGATGATCAAACTCCCGACACCAGTCGGGCTTTGAGGCTTGGGCAATGACCATGTGGTTCGTCACGCTTGCGGCGTCGCTAGGTCTAATCGTCCTTTTTGGGCGCGGTCTATATCTCATGAGACGCGGGCGTGCAGAATGGCACCCACATCGCACATGCGATGCGCTTGTCATGCGTCGCTGGCGCGACAAAAAATGGGAATACAGGCCAGCTACGGTCGAAGAAGAAAGCGATCACATATCACGCGATGGCTGGTGATCACGTCACCATCGTCCCGTTAATCCAGAAATTCCCACCACCCCCAAGATTCGGAGCGTACTGATAAATCTTTGTCGGGTCGATCCACTGCCCCTTGTAGAGCACTGTTATGCCAGCTCCGGTCAGTCCGAGACCGGATGCCGCGCTAATGCCAGCAATGGCAAAATCGTCGTCAGGCGTGATCTGGATCGAACCAGCCTTCACGTAGGCGCCGCTCGTGAAAGCAATAAATAAACCGTTGTAAGTTCGACCGCCAGAGCCGGACAAGAATGTGACACTTGTACTCAGGCCTTGCGGAGCATGGTCAGAGTCATTCTGGATGATCCACACGCCCTTATTGGTTGGGCGAAGCACACCGAAGAAGTGATCGACAGCCATTAGAACACCGAAATGCTTGTGCCGTAGATCGGCAGGGCGACGTTGTTGAACGTCTTGATGCGATAGGCGAACGACGTTCCAGACGTGCAGGCCGTATCCGCAGTTTCGGCCACCGATCGACTGCCTTGGCTATGCGCGGTTACCGCAGAGAGCGTTGCAGCCGACCAGTTAGCGCCGCCATCGCATGTCACATCAACGGTGATATCTGTATTGAGCGATGGGCTTGCGCCGTTGCCAAACTCAATGAGGACGCGCGCCGATGATTTTGACGTATCCGTAACCTGAGATGAAGAAACAAGCGTCATGTCCGCATAAGACGGCGGGAGAAAATAAGCACGAGCAATAGCTATCTCACCAGCACCGCCAGACTCTGTCGTCGTCCCGTAGAACCAGACATAGTTCCACTTTGTCGTTTTATCGTTCGACGCGATGGTCTTGCTGATTCCGGTCGCATCAGCGAACGCTCCGGTTGTCCCGAGAATGGTGCCATCAGTCCAAGTTGATGGAGCGGTCTGGCTGCCATAAAGAGTCCACGTGATTGTCGTCGCGCCGGCTGTGCCGTCGAATCCGAGATCAGTGGTGGCATAAACCGTTGCGGAATGAATTGCCTTTGGTGAGCCTGTGAAATTCTTCCCAATATATCCAGGCGCGCCGCCCACACTCGTCGTCGATGAATTAGCGTAAAGTTTGCCATTCGACCCTGAAAATGCAGCCGACAGCCCGCCGCTAGATGTCATGTTGCCGATGGCCGTTCCGGCTCCGTCAGAAATCGCCGTTCCCGCCGATGCGCTGGGTATGACATAGCCGCCGATCGTATCGGCCACATAATTTGAGGACGACCCCGAGTCGATGCCATCAACCGCCTTGAACCCATCTGCAAAAACATCAATCACACGACGTGACGCGCCCATCAGTTTCGATTGATAGACACGGTCCAGCAGCACATTGCGACGATCCGTATCGGACAGGCCGCCGCCTCCACCACCAATATCCTGATACGATGGATCGGCACCGCTGCCGTTCGACGTCAGGGCGTAACCCGACGCGCCGGGTGCAAGCAGAGACCAGCCAGACGCCCCGCGATACAGGATCGACCCCCGCGTCGAGCCGATCGCGTCCAAGACCTGCGAAGCAGTGAGGTCGGAAGGTGTGGCGCTGCTGCCAGACACGTTTCCCTTGAACGTACCGCTCGCCATCGTCGCAAGTTCGGAATTCGCGACGGCCGTCCCCGCGGAACATGTGCCGCTGCCGGTCCGCCTGACAATTCCGGTGCCGGTCAGCGCGGCATAGCAATCAAGGTCTGCGTCCCATGCCTGCACATTGGATCCAATGGCGAGGCCGAGATTCGTGCGGGCGCCGGAAGCATTCGTGGCCCCCGTCCCGCCGTTGGCCACGGCAATCGTCGTACCGTTCCACGTGCCTGACGTGATCGTGCCGACCGTGGCGATATCGGTTCCGATCAGCTTCGAGGCCGCGATAGAACCGGCCAGCATCGAGTTGGTGACCTTGTCAGCCCCGATCGTCGTAACGCCGGCCGCGTCAAGCGTGACATCACCCGACAGCGTTCGGCAGATCGGATCAGCCGCGGCCTGACCAACCGCAAGTTGCGCCGATCCGCAGAGCAGAGACGTATAACCCGTCGTACCCGCTCCCTTTCCGATGACGAACGCATGGTTCGTAACCGCGCCGGAAGTCTGCGCATGAACCGCCTGCACTGGCACAAGCGCCAGCGCAGCGACAAGCAGTCGCTTCAACATTCAGATTTTCCTTGATCTAGACCGCGTATCCGACGCCCGGAATCGGATCGAGTGCGACACTCGCGCCGTCGCCGTCAAGCTGCCATTCGGTCAGGCCACCCTGGAATTCATCGTTCCCTTGCGTCTTGATCGTATGCGGGAACGTCCCTGCATTGCCCTTGAAATCCACGATCTTGACCCGGCCGAACTTGGTCGATGAATCGGGGAGTATGATATTGCTCGGGCTTTCATCGGCAGCCCTGTTCATCACAAGCAACTGGACATTCGGGCCAACCGCGATATCGCCTGCTTCGGTCACGACCCGCACCGAGACAGATGGATTTGACAGCGCGCCAGCGATGGAGACGCGACCCCACTCTCCCGTCGCGTCCTGAACCGCAATGAACTGCTGCGCCGGGTCGAAGGTGAAGATTTGCGCGAGCGGCCGATAATCAGGGAAGATCGTATAATGACCGGCCTGCTTGCCAACCTGAATGAAAATCTCGCCTGATACGCTTGCCGGAAACCGAACATCCATCTTCCCGCGGATCGTTGGTTTTGGAAGAACCTTAATCTTTATGACGGGGATCGTCATATCCGCGCGACTCCATCAATCACCGCGAGCGTTCCGGTGAACAGTGAGATCGTTTCACCGTTGAGCCGATAAGCGCCACCAATCAGATAGGTGCCGGGACAAAGTTTCAGCATTTCGGAAGCCGGAACCGACAGCTCAAAACCAGCAGAATTGACAGTGATTTTGCCGTTTTCCGTGGTCGCCTCGATCCGCTTGCACCTGTCGAAGTCTTTGACCTCAACTTCAATTGTCGCCCCGGTAAAGTCGATCAGGTCGTCACTCTCCGCGTCCCTGAACTCGAACTGAGTTTTCCAGTCCGCGTTGTTCGTCGCAGACGACGTGAGCGTGATCGCCATGGCTCAGAGCTTCCTATAGAAGGTGCCGAGTACGGTTTTCTGCACGTTGTTGTGCGCGCCACCTCCACCGGTCGATGCGTTGGTGATCGTAATTCCGGTCGTTCTGGTGTCGGTCGCCGCGTCGCCAACGCCCAGCCAAAAACTCCCCGATCCAGTCACCGTTGTTCCAAGAGAAACCAACTGTGAATATCTATTGTAGACGTGCACGTGCCCCGGATCGGTAAGCGTGTTGGCGTGAGTGTGCGCCGGAATCTCATCCGTGGCCAAAGTATGCAGCGCCTCACCGATCACGCTGCCGGCCGTCGTAACGCTTCCCGAAACCACGGGCACGCCCGCGAACCGTCCGGCCGCGCTGTTGCCCATGTCGTCGAGGCCGCCAATGATGTAGCCACGCTTATCAGGCGTCGCGATCGTTTTGTTGGCGGCCCAATCCGCCGAAGACGATACGCCGCGGCCGCCGGCAACGGGGCACTTGGTATCGTCGCAGTTCTGCCAGAGCCAGCCGAACAGCGCTTCGACATCAGCATTGGCGCGCTCCGTTGCCCCGCTCGACGCGCTACCGATCGTGCGGCCGTTGTCCCGCACCCATCCTACACGAGGACCGGCTGTTTCGGACCAAAGCACGTCCCCGGTCTGGAACACCGTAGTTGGATCGACGCCGCCACCGCCACCGCCACCGCCAGATGACGGCCCGACCACCAGCAGGTTATCCTGCGAAAAAATCTGGACACCGACATTATCGACCAGGCGGACCTTGATCTGACCATCCGCCAGAAAGAACTGCGGGAGCCTTCCGCCTGCGTCGCAGCTCAGCGGGTTCGGGTTCTTGATGGACAGGTCACTGTCCTGAAACGAGTCCTGCGGCGTCGAGACCGTACCAGCCTGTATAATGTAGAGCTTGCACCCGCGCGCCAGCTCGCCGCGATTGTCGAACTGCGTCGCAAGCGAGAAGCCGGGAAGCGTTCCGGCCGCGCCTGCCATGCCCACAAATGCAAAAAGCCCCGCAAGCGCGAGGCTGAAACGTTTCAGCATTTCGTGTTTCCTCAAAAGAAAAGGGGCCACCGAAGTGACCCCTTCCTAGTCTTACCTTGACACGACACAACGCGCCGCGCCTAGCCTAACCTCGACTGCCGTGCCATTCCTCGACATGACTTGCGTCGCCTAGCCCCGCCGGCCATGCCCCGACTAGCCTTGCTCCGCCATTCCGCGCCTCGCCTCGCCTTGCCTGCCATGCCTGGCCACAACTAGCCTTGCCGCGACAAGCCACGCCAGAACTTGCCTTGCCTGCCATGCCGGACCGCGCCTAGCCATGCCATGCACAGCCCTACCATGCCTGCCTAGTCATGCATCTGCGGAATACGCTTCAACTCACGATCCGCTCGCGAGAAGAAATCAGCCAACTCCTCCAAGTGCTCATATCGCTTACGCCACGCCTGAAATTCCTTCCAGGCCTGACGCAAGACCAGCTCGCGCGTCCTTTCCTGCGACATGGCATGATCGGTCGCGCGATAGTGCGGGGCGCCCGGCTCCGGTACATGCACGAACGCCTGCACCCGCTTTACCGGCTCGTCCTGATTGATGACGATCGCGACAACCGAACGGATCAATCCGCGCGCCTGTTGCAATCGCCACTGCTGCGCCGCTTCCGAATCGTCCCATTCAAAGAACGAGTGAAGCGGCGAGTTGTGGTTCTCGGCATCCGCCACAACATCCTCTGGCGTAAGCTCGCCCTTGAACTTCTCGCGAAGCCGCTCAAGGTGCTGGCCGACCTCGTTAGCGGAATCGAGCTTCGCGCCGGATTGAAGACGACAGCCGTCCTTAAACTCGTATTTGGTGATCTGCATCACGCCGCCTCCTTCTCGGTTGCGACGTGAAAACGGCCGTAGGAACCATCACGTTCGGGACGCCATTCCCCGACGCCGACGCCAAATCCGGCGACGTTCAGAAGGTTGATGATCTGTTCCGCGCTGATGGCGCTCTGATTGTACGAGATAGTGAGAAGCGCTTTCCACGTCTTGAACTCGGCACGATAGCGAATGTCGGCCGTTCCCATGCCGACACGCACCATGTCTTCACGACGCGAGGGCTCGCCCTGAATTTTGATGTATTCCCCGAGGATGTGGAATGCGCCTCGCGCGCTCGTCATCTTCATGTTTTCGACGAACCGGCAGGCCGACACCATCGCCGCCTTGAACCCGACCGCCGGGAACGTGTGCGATCCGTCAATCACCGGATAAAGCGACTCCTGATAGTCGCGCTCCGGGTCCTTTGCTTCCTTGGCCTGCTTGGCCTTCTTCATCTGCTTCGCCAGCATCATTTCCTTGGCTTTGTTCGACCATGCATGGACGATGAGCGGGCTATCCCCGATCAAAAGAACTTCGACCGTGGCGAGGTTCAGTTTCGGGACTTCAATTCCGACCTTTTCCAACATTTCCAGTCTCCATTGGCGCCCGGCCCTGGCAGGCCCTAGGCGCAAGGGTTCGTATTCACGAAACCGGGGCCAATGAAGCTCCAAAGTTTCGCGCCTTGATCCGCCCTGCCAGAGGCGGAAGCTCAGATGTTCAGAAGTTCAGGCGATGACCTTAGCCGCCGCCATCTCAAGGAGGTCCTCAGCGACCGATGAGGCGATGTGACAAGCGTCTGTGTCTGCCTCGATTGCAAGCTCAGCTTTCAGGATCAGGTCATGGATCGTCTTGGCTTGGAAGTCGACGACCTCGTTCACGAAATCCCGGTGCTCTTGAATGGCCGCGTCACGTTGCCGATGCAGAGCGAGCTTGTCGCAAGATTTTAGCGCGGCCTTGCGGGCCTCCATCCAATCCCGATGCCGCTGTCCAACGTCTCCATCCGCATCGAGCGCGCAAGGCTCGGAATTGGCCCGATCCCACTCCCGCATGAATTCAAAAGCGTCAAAGAGCTTGTTGTCCGCCTCAATGAAGGCTTCGTGAGCCTTCAACAGTTTGTCTCCCAGCTCGACAAGCTCGGGGCTAGGACCGCTATTCACACTTGCCTCAGCCGGGACTGCCGGGCTCGCCGCAGCGGCAATGCCGCCCGCAGCAGCCGCAGCGAGAAAGCTTCTTCGCGTCGTGGATGTCGGGTTGTCGAATCCTTGGGTGGGCAAGGATTCGATGGTATGGGTTTCGGCAGCCTTCGCCATGGGTCACCTCCGTGGTGGCGGTTAGGGCCGGTTAGGAAGTTGGCGCTTCCTTCCGGCCTGCTTTTTGTGTTATCAAGGTTTCATGGCGAAGTCAACAACCGTGTTAACACAGAAGAAGAAACGCGGCCCCAAGCCCACTGGCAAAGGCACGCTAGTTGGCGTCCGCCTCCATAACCCCGAGCTTTCCGCGCTGGATACGTGGCGCGAGGATCAGGACCCTGTTCCTACCCGCCCGGAAGCCATCCGCTACGCGCTCCGCGACTGGCTGACGCACATGGGCATTTTGCCGATTTCTTCAAAGAAAACGGGTGCTTAGATAAGTGACACAACACTCATAGGATGATGGTTACTTTGACACCATGTGCCGCGACAAAAGGCCAGGAACCTCATTTGTGCCATTGCCGTTGACACAAACTAAGAGGTGGTGCCTCGAACCGCCTTTGTTATGAAACGTTAACAGCGAGGGTCTATTGTCTCATTGACCCCAGCAACGGGCGGAACTAGATTCTCTGTTGCTCACCCTACCGGCCGATAGGACGGTTTGATCATTAAGATCATGGTGGGCGATCAAGGCGGCTCTCCCTCACCGGAGGGCCGTCTGTGCTTTAGAGGGCGGTATCCGTGGTCCAGTGGGCGCTCTATCTAGACGAAACAGGGAACACCAATCCCCACACAATTCCTGTTGGTGTTGGACAGACACCTATTTTTTCCTTGGGCGGCGTTATTCTTCCGTTCGAGAAATGGCGCGAGTACGACCGCGCATATCTCTATCTCAAACGTCAATTTTTTAAGTCCGAGATCGATCAATCCAAGAAAATCGACAGTGTTTGGGAAATCAAAGGGACCGATCTCTTTGCCCCAAGGAACGCGGCCTCAGAGCGCAATAAGGTTTTTTGCTACAAGGTTTTTGATCTGATCGAAAGTTTTGGCGGCAAGATTATTGGCGTGACGTTCCTAAAGAGCGTAATGCAACCGATGCCAAGAGTCTCTTTATATACGAAGGGACTGCAGATTATTGCCGAGCGCTACGATGTTTTCCTTCGCGAGGCTAATGCATCTGGCGTTCTCATCCTTGATTCCCGTATGGCCCATACCAGGAAAGGGGCCGGTCTCGATTACACTGTAGCAACTAGCTATTTGAGCTTTGTATTTGGAAATGAGGAAGGGAAGCAGCTCAAACGTATCGTTGAAGCACCGATGTTTGCCGATTCTGGACTTACCGCGGGTCTGCAAATTGCCGACATCGTTTCTGGCGCTATCTACACCAACTCATACCGCGAAAAGCTTGCACCGCGCGGGGCAATTCCAGAACATGGATACCTCGACTATACTCACGTTGCTCGATACTGGCCTTGCTTGAAGAAGGTTACCTTCCATAGTGCGAACAAATATGGCTCCCACCGCATTTTCGGCTTGCGCACTATCGACCATCGCGACGGTCCAGTTCCGGACACAAAATTAGTTGCTTTGGTTGAGCACTTTAGTCGCACAACTATGGTTGTAAGTCGACCAACAAGCGATAATGATTGACCTCTCTCAACGCGCTGAGCACCGCATTGCCTGACCATCACCCATTAGAGCGACACGACCTCCAGAACTCCGCCGCGCCATAAACGCGCAGGCCGAAGAACTCCATCGAATGAAGAATGGACACGATCCTTGCTGACAAAGGTCCTCGCCACCATCGGTGTTCTCAGCGCCATCGGGGCAGGCGCCGCGCTATCCGAGCTTTTCCAGAGCGGGCGTGAAGCCCATTTCATGTCCGTCGCTCTGCTCGGCGGCATCAGCTTCATGTGCTTCTGGCGGATCGCTTACGGCCCGTCAAAGACAGCGCATGGACTGGAAGAAGCCCGACACGCGCAGGTCTATTCCCCCGAAGAGCAGCTTCCCGTTCCTGGTACTCGCCAGCCAATCTTCGGGCCGAACGCGGTTCCGTGGTTCGTGCAGTTCGCGTTCGCAATATTTCTGCTTTTCGTAGCCATCCCGGTATTTAAGCCGGTCGTTAAGCCGATCACTGATAGTTTTGCCGAACGGGCGCTAGACGTGATTTGCACCACTACTGGCTTATGTACGTCGGAAGCATCTCTGCGGACCCGCGCGTCAGTGAATCGATGATCGCCTGTCTGATGTTCGACACGCGGGCTTGAGGCAGTTTCGAGAACGTCCCGCCAGACACAATCAGGTCCGCCAGCCGCTCGACTTTAGCTCGCGACATGGCTTCCGATGCTCTGCGCGCCACCATTGCGCCAGCGCCTGCCGCGACGACCGGAACTGCACCAGCGCCACCCGACCCAAAGCCAGCCGCTCCGATCGCACCCGACCACAGCATATTCGACAACCCGCCGGTGCCCGGGGCTGCCCGGCCAACCTGTCGCAAGAAGCTCTGCGTGATAGTCCCAAGGACCGCTTCCTTAAGGGCCTTTTCCTCATCCGCGGTGAAGCCGCGCTTCGCCTTCTCGCTCGTCAATATCCTCTTGAGCTGCTGCCGCGTGGCATTTTCGACGTTGCCGCCAGTACCGCTCGACGCCGCGTTCATCCCGGCTCGCTCAAGAAGCTTTTCGAGCGTGTCCAGCTTGGCGGCACGTCCCCAATAGTCGCGCGCTTCCCGTAACGCAGAGGCTCCCGCCTGTGCGTCTCCCATCAAAACGTCGCCCGCGCCAGGCGAGGCAACGGCTTCATCGATGCGGCGTATGATCTTGCCGACAAGTTCGTTATTCGACTTGTTGCCAGCGACGTAGGAATTCCCCGCCGCTTTGCGCAGCGTATCGAGACCCTTCAGCGAGATATTGCCGTCGATCTGGCGCCTGATCTCGTTCAACGCCTCAGCCGCGCCCGGCTGGTTTTTTGGCAGAAATCCGAACTCGGTAAAATCCGTGACGATGTTGTCGTAGAGCTTGCGCATCGCCTGCGGCGTGAACGCTACGCCGGCATCATCCGCGCGCTGGTAAGCAGCCCTCCCCATCTCCCGCAAGTCGTCAACGGTCGTCTTCGTCACTCGGCCGCCAGCACCGATACGGCCAAGACCGCCGATGGCCGCTCCTGCTGCGCCACCCGTAGCTGCGCCATATGCAGCATTCTTAAGGCGGTCTTCTCCCTCTCCCTCGCCTGCCCCGTACAGCGCACCCCATGCGGCACCCTCGGCGCCGGCCCTGCCCGCCATGCTTGCGATGGTCGGCCGCGCTCCCTGCATCAGGGAGAACCCGGCTTTTGCGGCCTCGCCAGCCGGGATCATTCCACCAGCGATCGCTCCAACCGTGGATGCTACCGGAGACCGCTCATCGCGCCGACGTTGCAACTCGGATTCCAGGGCTTGGCCTTCCTCATACGCGCGCCCAAGATCGAAGCCCTTTCCTTTGGACCAATCGACCGCAGCGCGGATAGGAGAACCGAGGCGCGACATGATCTCGTCGCCAAACGGAATGCCACGTATTGTGCTGGCCGAAGCATCGGTAAACGCACTTTTGCCACGGGCTTCCTCGATCCGATCGACTTCAGCCTTCAGATGCGCTGGAAGCCTGGCGTAATCCGGCAAGAATGATGCGACCCGCTCGGTCTCTTGATCTCCCCTTTCACCCGCATTCAGCCGGGCAGCAAGTGTCCGCTTCGCCTCTGCTGCAGGATCCTCGATAAGCTTGAACCCTTCCGGCAACGATGAAGTTTGTCGCTTGGGCGCCTTGTCTTCGATCAACTTGAATCCGGCTGGCAACATCGCCTTGGTTGGCTCGTACAATCCGGACTCCGTCGCTTCGCGGTCGCCCCAAATGCTAGGGCTCGATCTGACTTCATCCCGCGGAATGTAAACAGGACCGTCCACCTTAACCGTGCTCATTTCAGTGGAACCCACTGTCCGTTTCTGAACTCGATCACTTCACCCGCTGCATTGGTTGCACGCTGCCCGTCTCGAAATGCCGACGATGATGCCTGCGTTGCTACAGCTTGTTCTGGCTTTTCTTTGAAGTACGTCCCGCCCCTTAGGTCCTTAATCCTTGCATTGTTCAACTCAAACTGCCGCTGTGCGAGCGTCTTCATCCGATCTATTGTGCGCAGCTTAAGTTCAGGAGGGGCGTTCGGGTCAGCCAAGATCGTTGTGAACCGCGCCATTTCAGTATCTGTCGTCGCTCCCTTCAAAGTCTGCGCCATGTTCTTGATTGCTTCACTGCTGAGAAGCTGGTTGAGCTCAACTGTCGCTTTGGCCCGCTCTGGATCGATTCCCAGTTTCGAAACAAGAGACGCCGGAAGGTTTGTCCCGACTGTGCCAAGCGTGCCCGCTGTGTAACCGGAGAATGCTTTAGGGGCCAATTCTGCCGCGCGGTTCAACGTGTCAATCGTCGACTGTACGGGAAGATTTGCGTCTTCTGCCTCAAAAATTGCTTTCTTGTCGGTCGCTGAAATTGGCGTGTCCGTCTTCGGAAACAACGCCTTCCGACCTTCAGGCGATGTCGGATCGATTCCGGCCGCGCGAACAGTTTTTACCGGTGCCGGCTCGTCGCTCGCCTCTCGCTTCTCCCTTGAGCGGGCTAAGTCGAGCATTCCACCTTGATAAGTACGATTCCAATCGTCTTGCGAGTTCGCTCTCGCCAGATTTGCGAGGGCGACGGCACCGTTGATTTCTCCTGCCTTTAACTGCCCAAGAATAGCTTTCGAGAAATCAACCTTCCCATCAGGGCCAACAATGCCATCAATCGCCTGCTGCTGTCGTTGCAGCTTCTGATTGGCCTGCAGCGTGTCGCCCAAGCCGCCGAGCATCTTGTAGAAGTCGACCTGCGGCGGGCCCGTGATGATGCCGTTTGCCATGTCTCACTTCCCGCCCGGAGCAAAGCCGCCGATACCGGACGCTTTCAGGGCGAGGTTCGCACCGCCCATGAGCGCATTCCAGAAATTCGACGACGCGCTATATTTTGCAAGCTCGGCATCCGCATTTGCGTTGCCGACGCCGGTTTCGGCGTTCCAGCCGTATCCGGCCTTCTGCGACGCCACGCCGCTTTCATTTGCGGCCTGACCGGTAAGCACGCCGGCCTGTCCGGTCGCTGCACTCGTTGCCCCGCCAAGATTTGGCGCAAGCGCCGTGAGATAATCGCCATACTTCTGGCTGGCGTAGTCCGTGGCAAGCTTGGTCGTGTCGGCAATCGTATTCCCGCTGGCCAGCATGCCGCGCGACGCGGCCTGACGGTCGTTGAGGTTGACCGCCATATTGATGCCCTCTTGATATCCAGGCAGCGAAGTAAAGACCTGACGCGCCCTCGCAAGACCTTCATCCCCATTGACGCCGGTCGCGTCGTTGTAGGCATCCTGTCCCGCCCCAAACTTGCTGGAGAGCGTAGTGAATGGGCTAAGCGCCCTGTCATAGAGCGCATTTGCATTCGTCAGGCCCGTATCCAGCGCCGACGTGGCGGCCGACTGTCCGGCACGGAGGCCGGCGATCTTTGCCGCCGCGGCGTCCTCGGCCGGCTTAGTCGAAAAGATGTCGAAAATGCCCATTCGAGATGCCTATCAGTTGGAGCCGGGCACCCAGCGATTTTGCGCTGCGTTCCAGATCATGACCTGGCCATCGGCAGGCGCCACGGGCGACACATCGGCAAGGTCGGTCAACTTCAGTCCCTTGATGTAGTCGTACCAATCGGCCGTCCATCGACCCGTTCTCAAATCGATTGGAGGAACATCGATCGGCGGAATGAGACGTTTCATATCGCCCTCGGGTCAGTGCTTTGCGTCGCAAACATGAACCCGGCATAGACGGGGGCAGAAATATCAAGCCGCCACTTTCGACCCTGCCACGAGGTTCGGCCCGTGCACGCAACCAGCGATACCAACGCTTGCGCCTCGGATTGCCTGCCGAGCTTTCGCAGAACAGGATTGCTCCATGTCTGGCCGCCGTCATCCGACCACGAGATTCCGACATCCGGGTCCGTGGCATAGGGATCAGGGCCGAGCGCCTCTCCTACACCTGTCGTGAAGTAGAAATCGGCGCGACCGACCGTTTCCCCGCTCGGGAAGTTCATCACCGGCCCGCTTTCGATGCGAAGTCGGAGCGGTTGCCCGACCTCGTCATGCGCGCTCGACGTGATCTCTTGGATATCGCCGCTGAGAGCGTCGCCGGTCAACCACTTGCTGTATGCATAGATCGCGCCGGCAACGCGAGATCGCTTTTGCAAGTAGCTCTTACGCTGATGCCACGTCTGATTGTTCAGGTCGTAGACCCACGTCCAATCAGGGCTCGACAATTGCCAGAATGCGTGACCACGAGCGATATATGACGTTGCCTCCAGCAACGTTTTGTCAGCAACCTTTTCGATCAGGCCGTCAAGATCGGGAGGCGAAATCTTCTCGGGCTCGTATCCGTTGAGCTGACGGACGGTATTGTCGTTGCCGACAAAGATCGGTGGCCGGCCGAATCCATCCTCGTGACCGGAGACGCAATACGGACCCGCCAACCCGATCGGAATAACGGTGTTCCGTGCCAGCGGGAACGGTGTCGTCCCGGCATCCGTCCATATCTCTGTTGTGGTGCCGCCGAAGAGCAGCATACGGCCACCCCAGGCGACGCCACGCAGAAGCCCATCCGGCTTTGCCTCTGCTTTGCCGAATGAAAGCGAGTTGACGGCCGTCGAATTAAGGTCCGTCGCGAACGCGCGGCCGTCAGCCGTGGTGAAGATCAGGTATCCGTCAAGCTGATCGACCGAATTCACGGACGGTAGGTCTGGATCGGGATACCCGTTCGTCACCGACGTTGGCGTAAAGGTGGCGATGTTGCCATCCGGGTCTACAAAAACCTTATCGGGCGTCGTGGCGTTGTTCGCGGCCATGAAGCCGCGCTTCGTTCCGAATAGGCCACCGATATCGGTTGCCGCGCCACCGGAGCCGGACAGCTTTACGAGCCGTCCATCAAAGGCCACATACAACACATCGTTGACCAGAATCGACCCGCGATATCCTGTGTAGTCGGTCGTGCCAAAATTGCGCAGGCCTGGGACGCGACGAATAACCGACTTGTTCGGCGCCTGATCGCCTAGCGCCTCAGGGTATCCGTTCTCAAGCACACCGCCGGATTCTTGCGGCTTCGCGCCCGGCGCTGTCGATGTCGGAAACGGGATGGATCGTTTTACCATCGACCACGTCGCCCGGTCGGAATCCCGCCATCAATCCGCAGGGTTCGCCTCACCTGTGGCTGTCGGGAGATCGTCCGCAGATCCTGCTCAGCGATTTGAGCAAGAACCGCGAGCTTGGTATCTGCGGCTAGGTTGAAAGCAGCAGCGGCGGCATTAGCGAGATAATCCGCGATCGGAAGGAACGCGGCTGAATCGATATCCCCTCCCTTAGGGCCGATCGAGCCCTGATCTTGGACGTAGTAGATGCCAAGACCGGTCAGTTTCTCGCAAACAGGGTCGACGAGGGCGTCCATTTTCGACACGTCCTCGTCAGACGCCGACTGACCGATAGCCAGAATGCCGAGATTGACGAGAGCCTGATAAACAAGCTCTCGCCGGGTCTTGGTCGTCATGCCGAGCCATTCACGCGGGTTGCGAGCCGCGGATCGATGGCTTTGCCGCCGAACAGGATGTCGAGACGCCACTTCGACACGTCGTTGGTACCGTCATAGACCGGGATGACGCGAACCGACGTGCCCTTGTAAGACTGGCGGCCCACGTCGACGGCACCGGGCGGCGACACCAACGGCACCATCACCAGCGCAAAGGCGTTCTTGTGGAACACCAGGTTCTGGCGATCCTGAGCGCCGGCCGCCGACTGCCACGTTACGGTCTTGTCATTCAGGTCGGTAACGCCGGCCGTAACCGCGACGTTCTGGAACGCCCCCGACCAGATCAGTGCCGGGTACACCTCGATATCGGCGTCACCAGTTGTCACCGCGTCCGAATTGGCGTCGGCCGTGACCACGAACTGCTTCAGGAATGGCAGCGGCGCTTTGGTCACTGGATTGACCGCGTAAACGTCGGCAATGGTGAACACGTCGCCCTTCTTGATCGTCTTGTTGGTGCCGAGGCCATCCATGTGGATGGTCTGCTTCATCGTATCCTTGACCGATGTGTAGGCGGTCGTCGCGCTGGTAAGCGCCTGGTCGATAGCCGCGTTGGTGCGCGTTCCGGCCGTGTGGGTCAGGATGTTCTGCGACATGAACGTGTTCACGCCGCCGATTTCACCCAACGAGCCCTTGCGATAGGCACCCTTGGCCGCGTCCTGGATGTACAACTCGGTCTGAGAGCCGAGCAGCGCCCAGTGATCGGCCGGCGACAGCACCGCTGACCGGGTGTCCTGCGGAACCGCCATCTCGTCCATGCGTTCCGGCGCCTTCGCAAAATCGGCATACGAGCCGATTTTCTTGGTCGACGTTCCGACCCAATTCGGGACGCTGGCGTACAGGCCCGACAGGTAGGTATCAACCGAGTTGGCGAGTTGGATCATGGCGGGCTTGATCACCCGCTCTCCGAGCTCACTGATCTTCAGGGTGAGGTCCTGAGAGGTGAACTCGAAGTCAACGCCGCGACGCTGGTCGACCGTCAGAGCGACCTTGCCTTCGGTCACGTCCTGGGTCGCCATGACCGCGTTGGTGCGAACCGTGAAATCGGTCGGGCGCCGGATCGAGATCGTTTCGCCAACTTCGTATCCGTTCACCTTCTTGGAGAACTCGTTCTCGTATCCGCGATATACGCGTTTCGCGAACACCAATTCGTTGTCGAGATGCATCAGCGCCTCTTTGGCGATGATGTCAGCCGTAAGAGTGGTATTGGTAGCCATGTTCATGTCCTTCTGGCGGGCGCATCACTGCGGCCGCGCTGGGCTGCGCGTCGTCACGACGGGCGAACCTGATTGATGGAAGCTCCTAGCCTTCCCATCCGGACTGGCGCTTCGCGATGTAGTCGTCCATCGACGCCGCCTTGGCGTCGAACGACTGCGCCGCACCGCCTGTCACCTTGGAGAGAGGGGGTGGAGTGTTGGTCTGTTTCTTTGCTGCCGGCATACGCACAGAGCCTTCCAGCCGGCCGATTTCCCGGGCCAGCTCTCGTCCGCTCATGGCGTTCAATTCCCGCAGCTTTTCGGGATTCTTCGCGAGGTGGTATGCAATGAGAGCGCTCTTGTCCGAGGACATGATCTCGTCAATCACGTCGTCGCGGACATTGACGCCGCGCATCTCGGCCATGACCTCATCGAAGTCAGTAATCGTGCTGCGCGCGTCTTCAACGCGCTCCAGATGGGCGATCTGCTTCTCGCGCTGCAGCTCGCCTCGCCTACTGTGTTGTTCCGCGGTTTCCTTCCGCTTGAACTCATCCCTGATCGCCTGGCGAGCCTCATAAGCCGCCTGCGCCGCTAGGAACTTGATAGGGTCGTCGCCAAAGTCTTCAACCTTCGGCGGCTTTTCCTGATCTTCGACCGCATTCCGTGAGGTTTGCCGCCGAAATTCCTCAAGCTCGCGATCGCGTTGAGCAAGCTCATTCAGGAGAAATTCGTTCCGGCGCTTGAGACGCTGGGCGCCGGACAGCCGTTTCGGCCGGTCCTGGTCACCACCGCCTTGCTCGTCGTCGCTGTCGCCTTCAGGCTTAGCAGTTTCGTCCTGCTCAGCCTCTTGGCCCTTGGCCTGTTCGGCCTGAGCCTCATCATTGGTCTGCACTTCACCTTCAGCCGGCGCATTCGCCTGCTCGTTGGTTTCGTCGCTCATTGTTCACCCATGAAAAAAGCCGCCCTCTCGGACGGCTTGCACCCACAGCGACAGGCGCGTCAGGCGCCGGCCATCACATGGTCCTATTGAACCGCGGCCTGCTCCTCGACCGGCCGATTCATCCTCTCAAGCGCGGCGTCGTGGCGCTGCTGTTCGCGCACATGGCCGGCGTTGTGGTCGTCAATTTCCTTGGCAATCTCGAAACGATGGCGCTCGTCCTGATGGACGTAGCCCATACGCTTTCCGTGCAGCTCAGCCAGCTTGATCTGCAGCTCTGTTTCCGCCCTTTCGGCATTGGCCTCGGCAGCTCGCGCCTTCGCTTGGCTTTCCTGAACTTCGGCCTGAAGCTTGGCCATAGTCGCCGCGATCTCGGCCTGCCGCATCTGCGCGGCTTCCGCCTGCTGCTGAGCTACAGCTTGCTGCTCCGGATCAGGTTGCGGGCTCTGCCCGGACGCCTGCTGAGTCTCTCTCCGCTCCTGCTGCAGCTTGGCCTTGATCGGAGGCGGCAGGATTTCTTCCAGCCGCTCCCCGATTTCCTGCGCGTTCGGCCAATCTTGCGCCTTTGCTATCAGGTCACCGATAACGCCAGCAGCGGGTGGAAACGCCCGGATAAACTCGTTCATGCTGTCACGGGCTTCCTGACGCTTCGTGGCGTAGTTCGGGCCCATCTCGACGACAACGTCATACGACCCGATCGTCAGGTCATTCATGACTTTCTCAATGCCACCCTCAATCACGGGCTTGTTGATCTCGATGGCGCTAAGCTTGCCGTCCTCGCCCATAATGCGAATGACGCGCTCGGTGTCATAGATGTGGGGTATCAGATCGACAATGATTTGCCCGGTGCGCTGCACGGCCAACGCCAAGTTGTCGTGATAGACGAATGTTCCGGTGTCGCTCTGTCGGTCACGAGCGGCAATCGCAACACCAGATGTTTCATTTGACCTCGCGCCAAGCCCGGCATCATAGATGCCAATCACGCTTTTCATGTCCTGATAGGCCTGCAGCCGGCCGGCCTGGATGGCCGCGCTTCCCTGCGGCGGCGCTACGCGCTCAGGCTTACCCGGCGCCTGCGGGTCTGCATCATAGATCAGGACAGGAAGGTTGTCGGTATTTGCCGAACCCCACAGGTCCATGTGGTTTTGAACCTGCTTGATCGTCGCGATATACGGGGCCTTCGGCTGCAACGCCACGACCTCGGCGTCTGCACTCGCATAGTAGTTCAGCATCCGCTGGGGATCGCGCGCATATCTGACAATACCGTGCCGATAGACCTCACGGCCTATCCTGACCTCCTCGCCAACAACCGGCACAATTGGAATGTGCATTCCGGGCCATTCGGCTCGTTCCAGAACGTCTGATTGCGTGATCAGATAGCGGCAGACCTTGAAGCTATCCCTTTTCTCGATCCGCGCACCGTTCGCTTCATACCACTCCAAGGCAAGTTTGAGTTGCTCCGAGTCGATCTCACCAAGCGTATCGGTCAAATCATCGATGGAGCCGTCAGCACGCAATGCAAGCGTGCGCTCGATCGGTTCTTTCACCCAATACTGGGCAACCCGGATAAAATCATCTCCGCTCCATGTGCTGAACGATTCAGACATGGTTCCGGTAAATGAAAAGTCAGTCGGCAACTTATCGGGCCAGCGCTCCTTGAAGGCGGCACGCGATACGTCGACAGGGACGAAGCACCACATCGCATCTTCACGAGTCGGCAGCACCGAATCCGGGTCCCACACAACCGCAACACCATCCTCGATGCCCGAGATTCTGATTTCCTGATTGAACGTCGATGAACTGGCGTATTCGGTCCCGACCTGCCAGTGCCCGATACCGCAAGCGACCTGACTGTCAGCGGCTGTCGTGTAGACGCTCCGGGCGTATGAGCGATTTTCGATATACCGGCAAAGATCGGTCAGAACCTTCGCGGTCTCAACGTCGGCACCGTTGTCAACCGGAATGACCTTGATGGCCGGGCGAGACTGCCGCTGATCCCCGGTCACCTGACGAATAAAGGCCGGAATCTCGTTGATCGTCAGCGTCGGTCGATCCTTGCGGACCCTCAGCGCTTCCGGGTCCCACTGATCTTCCGTATGGCCGCGGCGAAACTTCAGGTCGTAATAGGCTTCGGCCTGGTTCCGCCGTTCGCGCTGCCAGCCGCGATCGTACCGTTCGCGCGCCTGCTCAATAACCTTGTCGTCGGCCTTGGCATCAGTAGCCATCCGTCAGGCACCCATCCAGCCACCGCCAACACGCGGCATTACAAATTTCTTTCGTTCCTCCGGAGCTTCATACGCGACACACATCAGGCCGAACGCATCCGCCGCATGGCTCGACCAGTCGTGCTCCGGACCAAGGCCGATGTTACGGGCCTCGTCCTTGCGCTCGTGATACCAGCCCAACGCATCAAGCCCGCCCGTGGTTGTGTCCTTGTTGAACCAGATCGACGGGAACAGGCGCCGCGCCGCCTCGATACGCATTGCGGCCGCGCCCTTACCTTGGTTCGGAATAACCGTGACATCGAAGCCGGCGGCTCTCAGCGCGCTCTCGTAAGACACGTCGTAAACCCTGTCGTGCGTCGTCCCGTCATGCGGCAGGACAATCTGCGCGCTGCCGTAACCATTGCTCCGCAGCCAGTTCACATGGGTTGCTAGAGGCTGTCCGACTGCCTCGTAAAAATCCAGAACACGAATTTCACGCCCGACAAACTGCGCGATCCAGATTGCCACCGCATCCGCTTTAGCGCCCGTTCCGCCAATATCGAAGAATGACCGATATGCCATCAGAGGATCGGCTGCGACGTTGCCGATCCGGCCCTTCTCTCGCGCCTCAGCCAAGCACTTCGCGAAATATGCACCGTCTATCACGGTCGCATACCCACCCTCCCAAATGTGCGCGTATTGATCCGGGTTATCGCGCAAGCAATCCTTACGCTCTTGGTTGAGCACCGCAGGAAACCAAGGATTATCCGACCAGTTTGCCTGAACGACAGCGGCACCGGTCGGCAAAGCATCACCTCGCAACATCGCATCAACTGGATCGGTTTTCCGACGAGGGTTCCATGAAAACCACAGCTCTGAATCTTCCGCCCGGATCGTCGGCCTGAGCAACGAAAGCGAACGAACGCTCAGCGTCTGCGCTTCCTCGACCCAAGCTCGCTTGAACCCTTCCAGCGACTTGATCGATTCTGCGGTGTGATCCTGCATGCCTTGGAAGATCACCACGCCATCGCCTGGCGTCTCGATCACCTCGCGAAAAACCTTGAAGCCTTCCGCCTCGCCAAGATCGTGTTCCTGCAGCTTGTCCTCGATCAGACGCTTGGCCGAGTCCTTCAGGCTTTTCTGCACCTCTCGGATACAAACCGAACGAAGCCCACGATTGTAGAGACTGTCCTCAATCAGCAAATCAGCGAAGAAATGCGACTTGCCAGAGCCGCGACCGCCGAATGCCCCCTTGTACCGAGCCGGGCTGAGAAGTGGCTTGAAAACCCTAGCTGTCGGGATTTGCAGGGTCTGAGATGACACGTTCAATCCGCTGGATAACGCGCACCGGCTTTTCAGGATCGCCCGTGTGCTCCTGCGTCACCTTCTCGCCGTACTTCTTCGGCCTAAGTTTCCCGGCCATCCATTTGCGAGCATCGACCTGCAAGCGCCGATGTTCGATCATGTCGCCGCGTGTAGTTTCTTCCTTGCCATCCGGAAGAACCTTGACCTTTTCACCGATTAGCGGCGTATCAGCGATCGTGATGATTTCATCGAACAGGCTGTCAGCCTGAGCTTCCCTCGCGCGCGCGTATTGGTCCGAAAAGCCCGGAAAATCGTTCAACCACTTGAACACGGTCGATTTCGTGGGAAATCCATCGTCCCCGCAGATTGAGCGTAGGCTTTCCCCATCCGCGATCCGCTCGCATATCGCGTCGGCTATTTCCTGGGTGAAAGTTGAGGGTCGCCCTCGATCGGCCATCAATCATCGACCATCTATCAACTGCTTAATTACTTTGTCGCGCGCCTCATAAACGCCGGGCCCATAGTCCCGTTCGGCCATTCCTAAACAAATGATACTCATCAGATCGCAGAATGCGCCATTCTTCAGCGTGATTGCTGGATGAACCTCACCGCTTCCAGCCATGGGGGCAGCAGCGAAATGGAGAACGATCGGATAATCTCCACCTGGCGCGAACGGATCGGCATCTTCGGCAAAGGTCGGGCTATAGCCAGATAGCAATGCAAGGACCGAGAAAAGAATCGCGCGGTTCATTTTCCATCCCCACAACGCGAAACGCCCGCCGCGGCGGTCCGGGACGGGCGTTAGGCAAAACACTTCGTAAAAACCCGTCACCTAGACGAGCTGATTGGCATCCTCGCGGGCCGGATTCTGACGTTGCCCGCATTTCGCTCATTGGCGGGATCGTACCGGCCGGTGCCTACTTCACCACATGGCATTGAGCGTTGCGGACGAATATCGTCCTTGCCGCCGCGAGAATTGGTTGCAGCCTCCCGGCCCGTGATTGCGACGACTCGCCTGCAATATTGCTATTGCTTCGGGGTGTTCCGGCGCACGACTGCTAACGGTGAAAATGGAAACGCCTCGCTAGGTGCTGTCCCGGCGAGGCGCAAATCTTTCGATTGTGCCAAGATTCGCAGTTTCATGGCCCCATGTCAACTGCCACGTTCAAAGCTTCCAATAATTCGCGAGGATGTCCGCAGCCTTGCAAAGCAAGTCCTTGGATCGCTCGCGCGCCCGGAAACGTGACTTGCAGCCAACCGCATAGCCGGCAATCTCCAACGACTGCTCACTCAGCAGCACATTGTCCAGAACGATCAGCATCTTGTGGTTCTCTGTCGATTCGCTGGCGATGTTGTCGGGCGTGGCGAATAGTGCCCTTGCCTTCCGAAATTGAGAACGGTGATGAGCCTGGCGCTCTGTTGAGGCCATGCCGGAAGCGGCGAGCGGATCAGTAAATATTCGATCCAGCTCCGGGCTGCGAAGATGTCCAGACATGCCCGCGTGCCACCAGTGGATCCGATACTTGTTCAGAGCCTCGTATTCCTTCGGACCAATCATGCGCCGGCTACGCATGCGGTCCAGCGGCGCATCCATGATCCTGATTACCTTGCCGCTCCGATCATCGCCGCCAATTTCAAAGTTGCCATCTGCCCTTGCCATCCGCTCTCGCGTCGGCAAGCTGCGATGTTCGACCGTCACCGGCTTTGAGGTTTTTCGCTTCGCCATTCCCATTTTCCTACCCCGTTAGCCTGCCGCTCGCATGTGGTCAGGCGGCCATTCGCTGTCAAAGTACCAACCAAAATTGCGGTCCTGGGGCGGCGGTTCGCCAAGAAATGCGGCCCAAGCCCGCCATTGCGGTGTGTCGGCCTTGACGTGGATTTTCGATGCGAGGCTAGCCGCCGCTGCCTGCTGTTGCTGCTCAACTACGGCCGAATGATCGGCCCAGCGCTGCTGGTTGAGCCAAGTTACGGCCTGCGGGATAAACCGCGTCCCGACATTGCCACGCGCCGCCTCATCCACGGCCAGTTTCTTCGCCGCCTCGATCATCATGCCAGGGTCTACGCCTGATTTGACGAGCGATGCGAAGCGTTGCTCTGCCGGCTTCCGCGGGTTTGGACCATCTCGGCGTGGATAGGCCGCCCAGAACTCGCCAAACCGACTTGCAGCGGTCTTCCGCGGTGCGTCAGCACCCGAAGCGATAGCTTCGGAATCTGTTTCTGCTTCTGCTTCTGTTTCTGTTTCTGTTTCTGTTTCTGTTTCTGTTGTAGCACTACGTAGTAGTGTAGTAACCTCAACTACCAACTCCTCGTAGGTTTTCCTATCATTAGCGTAGCGCTTCGCTGCATCAGACACTGATGCCGGAAGATCGAACCATTCGCCTTGCCTACGGTATGGTTTTAAAAGGTCGTGGAGTGCCACTTCAGAGTGAGATTTACATCTAAACGCAGCGAGAATTTCTACTTTCTCATGGTGAGAAGTTTGGATGTTGACTAGGCGCGCCCACGGATTCTTTGAAAAGCCGATCTTTATCATCGATCCCCATGAAGTGCCGACGAAATAGACATAACTGTCTTTACCCTTGGTCGGCTTGTCTTCGGACGACTTATACTGCCGGCCATGCCAGTTGTGAGGAACAAATCCCGTTTCAGTCCTGTCCAGCAGGCCGGCCTTTACGAGTGATGCGAGGACCTCTGTGGCTTTGGCCTGCGTAACACGAAGTTGGATCGCGATGTCATCAAGAGGCGGTAGGTTTCCGCCGCACTTTGACGCAACGCAAAGCAGTGCGATCCAATACCAGCGGAGCACTTCCGGCAGCTTAAGAATCTTCGGATCGTTTATCGTGTCGTCGTAGAGGCGAAACCAGCGGCTCATACCATCCCCATGGCGTGCAGATAGGTTTCCAGGATCGCCTCCTGTTCGGCACGCTCGTCTGCATCCTGCCGGCGCATCCGAACGATGGTGCGCAGCGCCTTGACGTCCAGGCCATTTCCCTTGGCCTCGGCATAGACGTCCTTGATGTCGTCGCTGATGGCTTTCTTGTCCTCCTCAAGCTTCTCGACGCGCTCGATGATGGACTTGATCTGCTCTTTGGCGACGTTGTGACCGATTCCGATCTCACTCACCTCTGCCTCCCTGCTTCTACAATTGAACCGTTGAACCGTCGCCAGCGGGTGATGGCCCGCGGCCTCTGAATGCCCTTCTCGCGGTCGCTGATGCGTTTTGTCTTGGCAATGCGGGGAATGTCCGTCTTGCCGGTCTTTTCCTTGTGGCAGGCTCGGCAAAGCACCTGACAGTTATCCAAGGTCGGCTCGCCTCCCAGCGCATCGGGAATGACGTGGTCGTAATGGAAGTCTCCAAACGACAGCCGTGCGCCACAGCTCGGGTTCTCGCATCGGCCGTTGGCCCGCGCCGCAGCATCGCGCATGACTGACTTCGGGAATTCGCGGCGTCTCATATCCTCACCCCGCACATGATTTCCACTTCCTCCCGAAGGGAGTCATTGTTGACACCGGGCAGGAAGTGCTTGCAGATCAGGTCGCATACCCGGCTGTAGAACGCGCTGAATTCCGTCTCATCCATTTTGTGGAATGCAATACTGCCCGGAATAAACCCGACTTCGCCGTTCGGGAGCTCGATACGCGTCCGGAGACCGGACGCGATCTTCACCGCCGAAACAAGGTCTTCTACGGTCGGATAGCGGTCATGATCCATGTTCTCATGAACGATGGACATCAGAGCCCAAAACAGGCGATGGAATTTGACATTCCGCTTCTTCTTGAACTCGATTTCCACGATTTCGCCGTTGCCAACCTTACGCAGCGCGTCGTGTCCGGCGTCATCCACCGGGCGCAACGAATTCAGGTGTTTCTGCGCAAGAATTCTGGCCATCAGAACGGAATATCCTCCATGTCGTCATGGCTTTCTTTCGCAGCCGACGTGGAGCCATCCCGCTGGTTCATCATTTCGATGTACTCAGGACTCGCCATGATTTTGGCCTGCAAGTTCGCAGACAGACCGGCGAAGACAGAGGCATCCCAGCGGTCGGGATGAAGCCAGAGATAGGCGGTCGGATTGGTCAACTCGGGAATCGAAATTCCCTTCATTACCTTCCCGATCGACGCCACGTTGGCATAGACCGATCCGTTCTTTGCAGTGTGCACAACGCTCAGCGTGCAGGCCTTGCCGATGATGTTCTTGATATCGAAACCGCCGGGCCCGAAATCGCGATCGATAAAGGCAACACCACGCCAGGCCTCCAGCGACTTCCGGAGCGTCGCTTTCTCGTGCATCGACCAGGTGTAGCTCTGCGAAATCATGAACGGGCGGCCGTCGTTCATGACCTCATCGGGGATTTCCCAACTGATGAGCACCTTGTGGGCGGTCTTGGTATCGCCATTGAATGTCGTCTGCTGCGTGCCGAGATCGATGACGCGAAAGCAGATGCCGAGATGAGTACCAGCGGGGACCGGCGTGAAGCTGGATTCTGTCGGTGCAGGCAAGTACATGGATGATCTCCCTATTTGATCCTGATTGAAATCGATGGCTGTCCGTTGCCAAGCTCGCAGCCTGGGACAGGCTTCCCGCTTTGAAGCGCTTCCTTGATCGCGTCCTTGTCCGGCTCGCGAATGATCTTGATGAGATTGTACGGCAGACGCGCTAAGTCTGGCTCACCAACGATCTGTAGTTGGCCTTTACGGATGCTCAGCGTTGCTTCCGGAAGCTCGACCGCGCGTAGATTGGCGGCGTCCATGATCTTAAAAGCCAGTTCGCGAAGCGCATCGATACGACGGCTGAACCGATCTTTGCGGATTTTCAGATCGTCGAGCCGGTCTTTGGTACCGTCGCGCAGCGCCTTGGCATCCTCAATTCGCCGCACGATCTCCGTCAGAAGCTCGTTGGCATCCGTCTCGGCCTCGATCATGTCAGCGCGCAGAACAGCGTCTTCCTGCAATTCGGGATACTGCAGAAGAAGGTTGGAGATCTGCTGCTGAACTTGGAGCGGGTCAAGCTGCACGGGCCGTCTCCATCGGAGTTGCGGCATACGCTCGTTCTGCTGCCTCTATCTCGGCCAGCGCCGCGACAAGAACCGCCTTGGTTTCCGCGAGGCCGATTTCAGCCATCGACTGGAAATCTGGCCGCAGCGGCAATGCGCGCGCATGACGCGCGGCCATTTCGGCACCGGCCCGGATGTAATTCAAATGCGGACGAACCTTGCTATCCCAATCTTCCAAGTTCATGCGCATTGCTGCGTCTCCTGTCGATCTTCAAGAATGGTGTTGCGCGCCGCATGGTCGCGCTTGAGGATTCCCCAGCACTCCAAGGTGTAGAGAGCTTCATCCAACGAATAGGCGACCGCGACGCGGGCTCCAGCCAGTTGCAGCATGTCCATCACGTCCTTCTGCCGCTGGGTCGGCTTGTTGCGGCCCACCTTCAATTCGAGGAAATGCGACGTGGCGCGATGAATGATGCAGATGTCAGGAACGCCTGCGACGAGCCCCATGGACTTCATGATGCCGCCGATCCGCGCCGAGCTGTTCACGCCGTTGGCGACGTGGAACGCAAATACTCCCGGATACGATCGGGCACGGATATGCGCGAAGACCTGCCGCTGCATCTGCTGTTCCGGGCGCTTCATCGGCGGCGCTCCCGGCGGTTCTCGCGCTTCAACTGCTTGACCATCAGCCAGACGAGATCGCGATGAATCTCGGATCGGCGCGTGGATCGCGGCTTGGTGGCTCTATAGGACTTGCGGGCGCGCGCGATCTTCTCGTGGAGCTGCATTACAGGCACTCCAATCGGAATTTGATCTCGGCCACTTCGTCGGCCAGCTCACGGTCCGTCTCCAACAATGACGCGATCCGGCGCACAGCGTGTAGGGCCGTCGTGTGGTCGCGACCGCCGAAACGGCGCCCGATCTCGGGCATCGACTTCGCCGTCATCGTCTTGGCGAGATACATCGCGACTTGCCTGATGCGCGCGATAGGCATGTCCCGCCTCTGCGAGCGCATCTCGCTTTCCGCGATGCCGAAGAACTCAGCCGTGACCACTTGGATATCCTTTATCGTCGGGGCTCCCGCTCCGATGATTCGAAACCACGGCTTGTATTCTTTGGCCTCCGGCTCCGGCGTTGAACGCGGAGCAGGCGCTATTTTCTCCACGCGCCTCGTTGGCGGCATTCGGTTGAGCCGGGCGACACGCTCAAGGTGCGCTTGATGGAGCGTGGCGAGATAGCTGTTCATTGCGCTCCTCCTCCCACGATCTCAGGCGCTATCTCGACCGCTAATAATGCGCGCAGCCTCGACGAGCGCATCAATCGATGGCCGATGGAAATCCGGGTCGCTTGCGGTAAGCGCCTCAGCATGCCGACGATAAATTTCCGCAACTGTGAGCGCATCGCGCCTTGCCTCATCGATTCTCGCTTGCTGGGCAGCAGTCAGAACGCGGCAAGCAAGATCGTGGCGAGGGTTGCTCGTCTCTCCGTAGTAGAGAGATTTGAACTGCCGGTATGACGCGCCGGCCTTTCGAGCAGCGCGCGACAGCCAACCCTTCCGATTCCCGGCAAACGGGCCGGCAATCACTTCAATCTCGCTTCTCCAATCAACCGCTGTACTCATTCCGGCCTTCTTTTCCGGCATTTCGGACTCTCCATGGTGTTCAGTAGCGACCATGGAGAGAGACGACGACGAACTCAGTTTCGAACTTCTCGCTGACGCCAATCAGCGAGTGACAGCACGATTGCTTGCCGGGCTGCGCGAACAGCTCGACGGAGACGATATCGTGACGACGTTTCGGGAGCTTTCGGGAGACAACACCAATTGCAGCCGCGCGATACGCCGGAGCGATAGACGCCGCGGATCATGATGACGGGATACATGCGCCCTGCCCCGCGCATGGAGCCGCGCTCGGCCGACAGATGCCCCCGCTGTTGGTCGAGCGCGGTCATGTCTGACCTCCGCGTCGAAGCCACTTCATCTCAGGCGCGCCGGAATGCTCGTGATCGAATACCAACCAGCAGAAATCCATCTTGCCGCCGCCGACCTTGCCGCCGGATGTGATGACGTGACCGGGCGGCATCGAGGGGCGCGGCGTCAAGAGCCAGATTGTCTTGAGCGGCTTGTCGCGCAGCCAGTGCGCAGCGTTAAGGCGCGCGGTTGGGAAGATCAGTGCGACCTTTCGCGTTGCTATGCTCAACGCATGAGCCGCGAACCGTCCCGCGATATTGAATGGCGGATTGCATACGATGTTGTCGTGGTTCTCGCCGTGCACGGTCAGGAAGTCGAGTGGAGTTCGTGTGCTGTCCCAGCCGCGGTTCACCAGATCGGAGCCATAGGCGACATGGCCAAATTTCAGCGCTTCCTTGACGATGGTGCCGAACCCGCAGCACGGGTCCCAAATTTTCCCCTCGAACTGTTCTTCCCCGAACAGGCGTGCGCTGCACCAGGCCGGCTCAACGTAATGTTCGTTCGCCTCACGCTCGAAGGCATGGGCGTTGATCGGCCGGACCTGAACTGTTGCCACCCCCGCCGTCATGACGCGGCCTCGGGGGTGACTCGAACCAACTCGCTCAGTACTTTCTCGATGCCGACCGCTACAATTCCGTCGGGAACGCCAATGGTCTCCCAGCGATGAATGGTGCTTTGATCCACGCCGAAATGCGCGGCGAAAGCCAACTGGCTTTCTTTCCTCAATTGGCGCGCGCGTCGAATATCATCTGACGTAACCATGCCTCCACTATGCATAATGCATAGCATGCCGTCAATGCCTTTTGCATAACCTGATTATGCATTATGCATTTATGGGAACCCCGGAATCAGATCGCCTCATAAAGGCTAGGAAACACGCCGGTTTTGAAACCGCCGCCGCAGCCGCGGAGGCGCTTGACGTTAAGGAGCCCACCTATATGGGCCACGAGAATGGTTCGCGTGGCTTCAAGGGTCGGGCTGAACAGTATGCGCGGCGCTTTGGTGTTTCGCTTGAATGGCTTTTGACCGGACGTGGCGCCATGGAACGGCGGCCAGTTCTATCCGATTTGCGGTCAGAGGACGTTGCTGCCAGTTTTGAGAGGCATCATGACGTTGAGGAAACGCATAAGGTAAAGGTAGCCGGTCGAATCGGCGCCGGCGCCGAGATTTTTCCTGATGCCGAGCAGGTCCCTCCAGAGGGACTATTCGAAATCGAAATACCGTTTCCGGTACCAGAATCCGCCCTCGCCTTCGAAATTGAGGGCGATAGCATGTGGCCACGCTATGACGCTGGTGATGTTGTTTTGTGCTGGCGAGAAGGAACCAATCCAGCCGAGATCATTGGCTGGGAGGCAGCTGTTAGGACCCACGACGGCAAGCGATACTTGAAGCGCATTCTTCAAGGCAGCCGCGCAAGGCACTACGATCTCGAAAGCTACAATGCTCCAGTTATTCGCAATGTAAAGCTGGAGTGGGTTGCCAAAGTGCAGCTTGTCGTCAGGGCTGGAGAATGGAAGCAACTCGGGAGGGCCGTGCAGCGTCGCATCGCAAAGAAAATAGCGATCACAAAATGATGGGCTGACGATTTTAGCAGCGGCTTTGCTAGTAAAAAATGAGGCGCCATGCCGGCTGCGACCATGAACACCTCCGGATATGGAGCAAAATGGTGAAAAGCAAAGGAACGGCTATTGCCATAGTAATCTTACTACTTGTTGGTTGTAGTAACAGCCTGGACAGTCAGACCTTCCGGTTAGCGACGTTCATCAAATACAATCAAATGGGATCGTCGCGCGATTATTGGCTGGTGAAGCACAATTTGCTCGGTGATCTTGAAAAGGTTTCTCTTATATTCGGATTTGCGGATGATCGAGAATTCTGCGAGGAAGTAGCAAGCCTATATATGAAGAAATACCCGGCAAGCCGCTATTTATGTACGGCTGCGAATTAATGATCCACACCGGCGCCACCAAATAGAAAACCCCGCCGGAGCGGGGTTTATTGATTTATCCAAATTTGCGCGCGCGTTTTTGGAGTCTCGGTCGGGCCTAGTTCAGTACCGCGCGCCTCGCGACCCAAATGTGCCATTGTGCGGATTGTAGTTGCCGCGCGTGCCGTAGTTGTCGGTCTGAGTGCGATTCGGATTGGTCGCATAGGACGGCGCCACGTAGGTGCCGCTCTGCGTCGTATAGCCTGACCGATAATGGCTGTTGGAGTTCGAGCCGGTTCCGTAATATTGAGCCTGCGCAGCGGTCGCCAGCATGACCACGCCGGCCGCCGTTAAAATCACTTTCAGCATGATTGGCCTCCCTGCCCTGCATTGGGCAGTTGAGCTAAGCGCCAGCACTACTATCGGTAAAGGTAGCCGAAGGTCTTAGGCCACCCTCGCCCGTCTGGCACGCGGGACACCATAAGATAAGGCTAACTATGCTATTTGCATAGAATTCGGCACCCCTCAAAAATAACTATGCAAAACGCATTGACAGGTGTTTATGCATAATGCATAGTCTCCCCATCAGCAGATCGGGGAGCCACCAATGCCGCGCAAGGAATCAGCCAAGACCGAGCTGCAGGCCACGGAGGCCATCACCTCGTTCAAGGGGTTTGATCATACCCTGTCCTGCCGGAACTATAAGTTCGAGGTTGGTCAGACCTACACGGTCGAAGGCGCCATCAGGGCCTGTGAAAACGGTTTTCATGCCTGCGAAAACCCGTTCGACGTGTGGACTTATTATCCCCCCGGCACGTCCCGCTTTGCCATCGTTGAGCAGTCCGGCGATCTGTCGCGCCACAACGGAGACAGCAAGGTCGCGTCGGCATCCATCATCATCAAGGCTGAACTGAGCCTGCCTGAGTTCATTTCTCGCGGCGTCGAATACCTGATGTCCAAGGTGGTATCGACGAAGATGGAAGCCAACACCGGCCCCCGGAGCGTCGCGACCAACACCGGCCCCCAGAGCGTCGCGACCAACACCGGCTACCAGAGCGTCGCGACCAACACCGGCCCCCAGAGCGCCGCGACCAACACTGGCGACCAGAGCGCCGCGACCAACACTGGCTATTGGAGCGTCGCGACCAACACTGGCCCCCAGAGCGTCGCGACCAACACCGGCGACCAGAGCGTCGCGACCAACACCGGCCCCCAGAGCGCCGCGACCAACACCGGCCCCCAGAGCGCCGCGACCAACACCGGCCCCCGGAGCGTCGCGACCAACACCGGCCCCCAGAGCGCCGCGACCAACACCGGCCCCCGGAGCGTCGCGACCAACACCGGCTACCAGAGCGCCGCGACCAACACTGGCGACCAGAGCGCCGCGACCAACACTGGCTATTGGAGCGTCGCGACCAACACCGGCGACCAGAGCGTCGCGACCAACACCGGCGACCAGAGCGCCGCGACCAACACTGGCGACCAGAGCGCCGCGACCGTTGAAGGCAAGCACTCCATTGCAATCGCCAGCGGTGTCGAGGGCCGAGCCAAAGCCGCCCAAACCGGCGCCATCGTCTTGGTCTATCGCGATCCTGACAATGGGTGGGCCATCAAGCACATCTTTGCCGCGAAGGTCGGTGATCGCGGCATCAAGGCCGACACGTTTTACACACTCACCGCCGATGGCGAGCCGGTTGAAGTGGAGTAACCCGCCATGCAGATTCAGGACCACATGAGCTACCTCGTGGTCGTCGCCCATAAGGACGGCGCCTACCTGCCGGAACGGAAGCTGTCCGATCTGGACCGGGCCACGGTCATCAAGGACATCGCGGACGGTCAGTACGAGGGCCTAACCCAGGTCATCGAGTTCAACCCGGCCGAAGGCATCTGCCGGGACGTGACCGAGGACATCGCCCGCGAGGTCATGACGCTATGGGCCCGTCAGGGCGAGCCGCTCCGCAATTGGCAGTACGAGTTCGTCGAGCTGCACGTCTCGATGCAGGCCGCGCAGTCCTTCCGGAGGGCGGCGTGATGGAGGAGCGATACAAAATCGAGCATGGCGTAGCGATGCCAAAGTCTCATGGCCGTTGTCTCAAATATCCACTTGATGAGATGGAGGTAGGAGATTCTTTCGCTATTCCCGGCAGTGACGTGAGTAAGGTGCGGAACGCCGCGAAAATGTTCGGTGTTCGCAATAACCGGAAGTATTCCGTCCGCTGCGTCGATCCGATCAAAGGCGAATATCGCTGCTGGAGGATCGCATGACCTCCGACATGCGCAAGCTGTACGCAGTCAGCAAATTCATCGGCACGGCGGAAGCAATCGCCGCGTCTGGCCTGCTCGGCAACGAGCTTGAAGGCCAGCTCCGCGAGCGCATCGTGGAGACCTGCAACGCATTCGGCATACCGACCATCGCAGAGCGCCCCGTCGTTCAGGTCGGTGACCACGACCCCGAACACGGGAGCGCAGCATGACCGGCCCGTTCTCCGCTGCGCTTGCCGCCGAGGCCGTCGTGGTGATCGCGATCATCATGTTTGCGGCGGTCATCACCAATGCTGGCGCGATCTGAATAGCAAGGGATTGCGGGCCAATGCTTCCCGAGCACTCGCCGGCAGAATGGATCGATTTCGCAGAAGGCGACTGTTCTCACGTAGCTCAATTGGTAGAGCCGCCTGCTCATAACAGGAAAGATGCTGGTTCAAGCCCGGCCGTGAGTACCGATAGCGTCCTCGTAGCCGAATTGGTACAGGCAACCGACTTAAACTCGGGAGATTATGCAGGTTCGAATCCTGCCGGGGACACCAAATACGCCACGGAAGCTCATCAGGCGGAGCAACTGTTTTGTAAGCAGTCGGTAGCTGGTTCGAATCCAGCCCGTGGCACCACCCACCCCGCACCCACCAGCGAAGGCGCGCTGCGGTCTTTCATTGATGAAGTCATCGACGACATGCCGGATCGCAGCGATTACACGCCGGTAGATATTCGGGCGAGGTTCAGCATAGCGCTCGCGGCGAGCGCAACGAAATCTGACGGCGGCGCTCCTGCTATCTGCACATGCGAGCAATGTGTGGACGCCGCAGACGGCCCGTCAGACCCGCTGTCCGCGCCGGAAGCGGTGACGGCCGAATCTGCCTTGCCGCTTGGTTGCGGACCGACAGACCCGCAGTTGCTCGCCTTGGTCGAGCGCGCCCGCAACCACATCATGACGCCGGAAGAAATGTACGAGCAGCGCCGATCGTTCGTGCGCGGCATGTGTCCATCGAACCGTGACTACAAACAGTGGTGCGAGGAAGTAGATCGGCATCTGCCGCCGCCATCCTCTCCCGCTTCGACGTGAGGAGGCGGTGATGAAGCTTGCTTACGCCGATCCGCCCTATGTTGGATGCGCGCACCTTTACCGCAATCATCCCGATTACGCCGGGGAGATAGATCACGCTGCGCTAATCGAACGCCTTGAATCAGAGTTCGATGGCTGGGTGCTGCACGCCTCTGCCACGTCTACCAGCATCGCGACGCTCGCGCCTTTCGTGGTCAAGACGGATGCTCGCTGGTGTTCATGGGTGAAAGGCTTTGCGGCTTTTAAACGCAACGTGTCCGTCGCCTACGCGTGGGAGCCCGTCGTAATCAAGGCCGCGCGCAAGCCCGTTGTGTCGAAACGTCAGGTCAATCGCGACTGGATTCAGGCAAGCATCACGCTCAAGCGCGGACTAACCGGAGCAAAGCCGGAAGCCGTATGTCATTGGGCGTTCGAATTGCTTGGCGCTCGGCCAGACGATGAATTGCATGATCTTTTTCCAGGCACGGGTGCCGTCACCAAGGCATGGCGGACGTGGCAAGGGAAATTCACGCTACCGGAGGCCGCAGAATGAACTCGCCCATGACCGCCCCGAGCATCCGAGAGGCGCTGGAAGCGCTGGTGAACGCCAAGGCGCTGAAAGGTGTTAGGGAACTTGTCACCGGATGGAATGGCGAAGGCCGCGATGAACCATACAAAGAGCGGCATCCCAGCCGCCTAGGAGCAACATTGCCGAAAACGAACTGCGGAGCCGTCTATGAACTGGATGAGGCGATGCAGAATGCTCGCGCAGCTCTCGCCGCCCCGCCGCAGGACGTGGTGGAGGGGATCGCGCGGATCATCGATCCTGACGCATTTAACGACCCGAATTTGATGGATGATCTAACCCCGAGCGAGCGTCATTACATCAAGATTAATCAGCCGGCTAAACGCGCTGCGGCTACCGCGAAGGCTACCGCCATCCTCGCATCCGGGCTGGTGACGGCGGGGCATCCCGACGAAGCCGCGATCATGGCGAACGAGCGGGAGAAGTGTGCGCGAATTGTGGATGAGTTCTCCGTCAAGTGGGCTAGGGAACGTGGCCTTACAGAATACAGCAGCAGCACGCTTGAATCTGAATGCGACGACATCGCCGCCGCGATCCGCGCCGACAACCTGAAACGATCTGCGAAGCCTGATCTACTCGATATTATAGAACATGAGTGCTGGACCCTTCGTTGTGTTGATATCCCAACCGGCGGCGGCGATGACGATGTAGCGTGGGAAGTTGTCCAGCACCATATGGCAAAGCCTCATGATCGCGTTATCGCAACGGGGGAGACCCCGCGCCAGGCCATCACCGCTGCGATCCGCGCGGGAGGTGCGGAATGAAGCTGAGCAAAGAACAATACCGTATACTTGATACCCTCGACGTAGACGCCGCTTTAAAGAGCGGCGCCGCGAGTGGCTTTATTCCAGACAGCCGTCAAATCGCACTCGCCGGACTGCACAAGGCGAGACTCGCAACTCGTCGCGTTTGGTCGCGCGTAAAACTCGACGAATCCAGGCGCTGGCTATCGGAAAACGGGTTCAAGCTTGACGGGCCAATCGCCGGGCGATCCGCCCTGCAACGCGAAGGGGAATAGCAGCCATGTATTGCGCCGAGTGTGACCGCATCGAGGACGACCCGACGATGCTTGATGTTGAGCGTTGTTCGATCTGCGGCGGGCTGCTTTGCCAAGCCGACTTTGATGACGACGGACAGCCGACCGAACAGCAGAAATGGCAGGACTATGACAGAGATTGTTAACGAGATCGACCGTCCCGATGGCGTCTTGCCGGTAACCATCGAAACAGTCAGCGGGCTAGTTGCAGAGGTCAAGCGGTTGCGCGCCATGATCGAGCAGCAAGCCGCCTCGCTCGCCGCGAAGGACAAGGAGATTTCCACGCTCAAGATGGCGCTGGACGATGAGACGAGCGGTATCTCGGCAGAATGTCGTGATGCCGATACGCCGGCCGCCGGGCGCTCGCAGAGCAGGAGGGGGCCGGCCGTGAGTGATGATCTGATCGAACGGTTGCGTCATGCGCATGAACATTCCCAGCAGCGCATTGTCGGCAGTAACATCTTTCAAGAAGCCGCAACGGCGCTCGAAGCGAAGGACGCGGAGATCGAGAGGCTGAAATCAGGCTGGCATGACTGCATCAGCGATCTGACCGCTGCTCAAAAACGGGCCGAGCAGGCAGAGCGCGCGTTGGCCGAGGCGGTCACCGTCATCCAGCAAGGAGAAGCCGCGACGAACGCCGCATATAGCCAAGCCATGGCCGAATACCACGGCCACGACAAGACGGCTGATAAGCACGACCGCACCGTAACGGCGTTCCGACACGCCGCCCGCGCCTTCGTCGCACAGCATGGCTCCGATAGCAGCGCAGAGAGGAAGTAATCCCATGGCAGACTACGACGAGATCAAGAAGCTGTTCGACGAGGCGAAGGAGATTGAAGCCGCGTATATGAATGCTTGTAACGTTACCGGCGAGGCTCGCCGTAACGAAACAGCACTGCTAAACCAGCTTAACGAAAAGCAGAAGAACATAAACGCTGCAATGACCAAAATCAGGTCGCAAGCACCGCGAGATAGCGATTGGAAGATACAGGATCGTAAGGTCGAGGCCGTCCACCCATGAACCAGCGAGCACTAGAGGCCGGGGCAAGGGCTATCCTGCCGCAGATAATTACCCGCGACATTTCGGACGAAAACAATCCGGAAGCTCGACGCCGAGTAGCAGCCGCCGTCATCACCGCATACGAAGCGTATCTCAAGGCAGAGGGATTCGTCGTGGTGCCGACCGTTCCTACGCCTGCGATGATCGAAGCCGGCGATCAAGTCATGTACGGCCGCTATGGCTGTTCCTTCGAAACATCTCCGATCTATACCGCCATGGTCGCAGCCTCACAGGAGCCCTCCAATGCAAGTGACTGACGAGATGATTGAGGCTGCGCTGAAGCAGGCACCGAAATTTTGGCGCGACTACGACTCATCAGCCGATCAGATGCGCGCCGTCATCGAAGCCGCGCTTGCCGCGATGTGGCGTCGTGGTGACGATATGTATTCGCTGGAGGGCGAGGTTCTCGGATTCTGGAAGTCGAAAGAACCAGACCTGATTGGCGAATTCGGGATCACGGCATTTAACGGAGATGTCTGGGTAAACCCAGATGACGACAGCGATCCGTTTCGATCTCCTGATGCCGTTATGCAGCTTCCTCAGCCGCTGAAGACGAAGAGTGAGTGATGGCAAACTCCGCTGCATCAATCGGAGAACTGTCTGTCAAGCTGGCCGAATCTGCGCTTGTTGCGCGTGATCGCGGCGATGAAGTCCATGCACTCTTCTTTGCCATCAAGGCGGCAGAAACACTTGCCCTTGCCAAAGCGCTAGGCTGGAAGCCCACCACCCCGGAGGCGCCATGAGCAGGACGGCGGCCCGCGTGACCCAAGCTGATGTTGCGGCAGATGTGCCGCAATCCGTTGTCTATTTCGTCCGCATTGGGAAGAACGTTAAGATCGGCGTGACGACAAACCTAGATCGCCGCATGAAGGCGATGCAAACATACGCGTCGGACATCAGGTTGCTTGTTGCGATGCCTGGCGATCGATCTTTGGAGCAAAAGCTCCACGAACTATTGGCGGAATCTCGTGTTGCCCGCGAGTTGTTCCACCAAGATTATCGCGTCATCGCCTTTATTGACCAGCTCCGATACAATGGTTTCGCGCGCGCGATAGAATTTCTTGAGAAAACCACGCCAGCCGCACTGAAAAAGGCGAAGGAGGAAAATTTCCAAAAGCGTGTAACGGCTGCTCGTCAATCCAAGGCCGAGAAGGACGCCTATTTCGCTTCGCTGGTCGCTGAGCGGCAACGAAAGCTGGGGTGGTAGGAAATGAACAAAGTTGATCTTTCCCCGCTACTCACAGTCGATGAGGCCGCAGCCCATTTCCGCGTGAGCCGCCGCACGTTCCAGGACCGGCTCGCGGCGCTGGAAAAGGCCGCGCGGATGCCCTTCCACCGGACGCTTGGCCGCCGTAAACTGTTCTCGGACGCGGACATCGCCGCGATCGAGGACGCCATCCGATGCCCCTTAAGCTCCGGCCGCCCACGCCCGGCAAGACGCCAAACTGGCACGTCCGCGGCACCCACCGCGGAATCTACGTTGAGCGAACTACGGGCACTCCTGACAAGCGCAAAGCCCAAGGCGTCCTCAAGGATATCCGCGACGCCATCGAGCGCGGAGATTATCCCGATGCAGCCGCGGGCCAGATCGGGCCAGCCGTCGAGCCGCTAGAGCCGACCTTCGCCGACGCCGCGCTGGCCTATCTCAAGGCCGGCGGCGAGCCTAAATACATCGGCCCCATCATCGAGCTGCGCGGCCCGCACGCGCTTTACAACCGCAAGCTCGCCGAGATCGATCAGATCCTGATCGACAGCGCCGCCGACGCGCTCTATCCAGACGCCACACCGCAGACCCGCAACCGGCAAATCTACACGCCGGTCTCCGCGATCCTCAAACGGGCCGGCATCGACACCGCGATCAAGCGCCCCAAGGGCTGGCGCGGCAGCAAGTCGACGAGTTGGCTCAAGCCGGAGCAGGCCTTCCGGCTGTTCGCAGCGGCCGACAACGTCGAGCCGGAATTCGGATTGCTCTGCCGGCTGCTCTGCTACAGCGGCATGCGCATCAGCGAGGCGCTGGCGATCAAGCTCGGCGACATCGATCTCGACGCCTGCTCGATCTACCTGCCAAAAACCAAGAACAACGAAGCCCGGTCGGTGTATCTCACCACGCCGCTGGTCGAGGCGTTGCGCGCGATGCCGCCGCGGCCTGTGCGGCCGCGCAGCGACGGCAAGACGCCGATGCCGAATGGCGTCGCGGGCCGGCCGCGCGCCGGCGCCGGACTGCCGTTCCTCGATCGCGGCAACGAGGCTCGGCTGTTTCGCTACTGCGCCGGCGGCAAGCTGCGCAAGATGCTGTCCGACGCGATGAAGCGCGCAGGACTGAGCTTCCCGCGCCGCCAGGGCGGCTTTCACATCTTCTGCCACACCTACGGCACTTGGATGCACCGCTACGGCCAGCTCGACACTTTCGGACTGACGCGGACTGCGCGCTGGAAAGACCCGCGCTCGGCCGACCGCTATCGCCACACCGGCGTCAGCGAGGAGGCAATGCGCGCCGATCTGCTGCCGACGCCCGAACGCATAGCTCTGCCCCGGGGAAAATCAGGGGAATCGGCCCCGGCGCGGCAAAAACGTAAGGCCCATCAATAA